CCTTGGGCAACACGAAAATGCCGGGGACAACGTACGCAATCGACGCATTCGCTTGTAAGACCGGCGACAAGCTGGCCAAGATTAAAGGCACCCCTTGCCATGCTTGCTATGCCCGCAAGCTTCAAAAGCTCCGCCCTAGCGTCGACAAGGGCTGGAAAGCTAATCTGGCCAAGTGGCAAGCGGCAAAGCCGGAACAATGGGCGCAAGCTATGGCTTTTCAAATTATCAAATACAATTCCGACGGGTTCCATCGCTGGTTCGATGCCGGGGATTTGCAATCCGTTGAGATGCTTTCCGCTATCGTTGACGTATGCCATATGACGCCAAATGTGCGGCATTGGTTGCCAACGCAAGAGCGCGGCATTGTTGCGGAATTCATGGCCAACGGTGGCGTGATCCCTGACAATCTTGTGATCAGGGTTTCCGGCTCAAAGGTAAACGGGCCAGCGCCGCGCTTTGCCAATACGTCAACGGTATTCGATAAGACCGGCCAGCCAATAGGTAAAGAATGCAAGGCGCGATCCCGTGGCAACCAGTGCGGCCCGTGCCGCGCTTGTTGGGATAAGACCGTTTCTAACATTAGCTATCCGAAACACTGAAGGGAATAGACCATGAGAAACGCAAAAGGCGCTCGAGCCAATATCAACACATTTTGCCGCTCCGCCGCGTTCAAACTGGGATATGCGGACTACATAGCGGGACGCGCTTTGCGCGAACAATGGGACTTAGACAAGATCGTGGATAAACAGGGCCGCGCCGCATGGCGTTATGAACGTGGCAGAATGTTCGGTGCATGGTGTCAGGCCCGAGCCAAGGCTCAAAACAAGTCGATACCCGCCAAGATAAACGGTCAGGACTTGCGGACCATTGTGCGCTATTTTGATGCCGCTGTGAAAGATAAGTCGATCATTTGAAAGGGAACAGACAATGAAAGTTTTGATCGCCTGTGAATATTCGGGAACAGTCCGTGACGCATTCATGCGCCGTGGACATGATGCCATATCGTGCGACCTCTTGCCAACGGACGCGCCGGGGCCGCACTATCAGGGTTCCGTGCTGGATATCATAGACCAAGGTTTTGATCTCATGATCGCGCATCCTCCTTGTACGCATTTGGCCGTGTCCGGCGCTCGCTGGTTCAAGGACAAGCAGCAGGAACAGGCCGAGGCGCTGGAATTCGTGCGGGCGCTTTTGAACGCGCCTGTGCCGCGCATCGCGCTGGAAAACCCGGTTTCAATCATCAGCAGCCGGATCAGGAAGCCTGACCAGTGTATTCAGCCTTGGCAATTTGGGCACGGCGAAACCAAAAAGACCTGCCTTTGGCTTAAAGGGTTGCCACCGCTGACGCCGACTAACATTGTCGAGGGCCGTGAACAGCGCGTGTGGAAATTGCCGCCCAGCGCGGATCGCTGGAAAATCAGGTCTAAGACTTTCGCGGGCATCGCGGAAGCCATGGCGGAACAATGGGGCTGACGAAAAATGAATAAAGATCTGCCGAAATATCACTTCGAGAAAATCCCGAATAACGACGACGGGCGGAATATGATCACCGCTTTGAAAATGTTTCTCGGACCGCGCTACAAGCTTCGCGTACGCGGTCAACATTTGAAAGACGGGGAAAACTGGCGGGACCACCCATACGGCCAGCCGCTCAGCAAATCTAAATACCTGCGCGTCTATATCGAGGAAAAATAATCAATCCTGGAAATGCCTCAATTGTGCCACAATTGTCCACTAGTGTCCGAAAGTGTCAAACAAACTAACGCAAAGGAGAAATAACGATGTCGTGGAAACCTGAAGTGCAAACCGACGATACCGGAAAGTGGTACGACAATGCCCTGCGTTTCAATACACAGGAGGAAGCCATTGACAACGCCCGCGACTTAAAAGCGCGTTGGTTTCTGGTTAGAAAATATCGCGCAACTGAATGCGGTGATCCTGTTAACTATAGATACGTTGACGGTAAACTTACGGAGGCATAGACCAATGACATTTGGGGGTATTCTATCGTGAATGCTAAACACGCAATCTTCCGCGCTCTAAACTGGCACTCAATGTGCATGAGCGCTACCTACCGGAATGATCAAAAATTCGCATCAGAGTGCGCCAAGCTGCGCGACCTTTGCCTACGCAAAGCGGGCTTTGAGAATTATTCTAAACTGTTTCAGGAAGTGATCAAATGACCGACACTTGTCACTATTGCCTCAAAACTGGTACCATCAAGCATGGCAACCTTTTGCTATGTGCAGCCCACTGGATTATCAAAATTGCGAGGAAAAAATGAGAATTCGACCAAACACTCAGACTTGGTATAATTTTATGAACCGCGATCACAAAGGAGTCGAAGCCATGAAGCGTTGCAAAAAGTGCAGCACCGGGATGGAATTTTTATACACCATTGACTCAACTGACTTCTATTTATGCCAAGAATGCGGCACGGAGCATTCCTATACTACCCGGCTTGAAATGGTCAGCCGCGAGCAGCTGGATCTTGAACTTCACGAAAATAGGGACTAGCCATGCCAAAATACCCAGCCAATCGGTCTAAAAAGACCAAACAGCACGAATGCTTCGATCTTCTGGTGGAATGTGGCTTGGACCCCGGGATCGCCACGTTCTACCTAGGTCTGGCGATGATCAATAACAAAGACCCCATGCACTTCATTTTTGAAGCTCTAGGCGCTTTCAAGATGTACATGGATCAGGAGCCAGACGACCAGGAAGAGGAAGACCAGATTATTTTTACCTTTGACGACAAGACGTATCACTAAGGAGCTAGGCATGACCCAAAACGAACTGATCAAGAAACACCTCGAAAAAGGTAAGAAAATTACACCAATGGAAGCACTGGTGAACTACGGCTGTTTCCGCCTAGCGGCTAGGATCAATGAGCTTCGTAAGGATGGTCTGAATATCCTGACCGTCATTAAACGCGACGAGATCGGGAGACCATACGCAGAGTATCAATTAGCTTGAATATTGAAGCGAATTGTGCTACCCTCACTCTATTGTGAACACTTAGAGAACTCTATTGTGAACTACAGAAGAGAATATCTATCGATAGTCTCTCTCTATAGAGATCACAATAGAGAACTCTAAGAGAGACCGGCAAACGACATGAATAGCCCTATACTGATCGTCATAGTGACCGTTCTGTACACACTGGAGGCGGCTAGGCTGGTCTATACCGGCCAGAACGGCATGGGGCTAACCTTTCTGGGCTACGCTGTAGCCAACATTGGCCTCATTTGGGCCGTCATGGAGCGAACTTGAGCATGAGCGCAAAATTGAAACATGATTTTCCAATGGTGCTGGTGAACTGGTTAGACGCTTCAGGAGGCCACGACCAGGGCTGGCGCGGTATCAGTGACGTTAAAAGCGCGAAGCCCTCCAGAGGACGCTCTCTGGGCTTTCTGGTGGCCACTGGTGAGCTAGACGGGATCGAATTTTTGGTGGTCTGCCCGCACATGGTCGGGACCAAGCACATTGAGGGTGACGGAGAGATCGCCATACCCAAGTCATGGATACTGGATATCAAATTTCTGGAGCCTAAAAATGATGAAAAGTGATCTACTCATTGGTTTCTTCGCGGCTGTTGTCGTTTTTCTTTTTATTTATGCTATACATAGAGTAACTTTTCCTGATACTCAGCAGGATTATTACTATTACAACGGTCAAAAGTACATTCTGACAAAATAGGAGAATGAAAATGAATGTTCTTGTGAACGAAGTTGAAAACGAAGGTCTGGTCGCTCTTATGGGCAAGCGGGTTACACTGTTCTGTGGCGTTTACATCTACACTGGTAAGCTGGTCGGTGTGAACGACACCTGTGTGAAGCTGGAAGATGCCGGTATTGTGTATGAGACTGGTCCGTTCAGCGATAAGAAGTGGAAGGACTGTCAGTCGCTGCCCAAGGATTGGTACGTCACCACTCAGTCCATCGAGTCTTTTGGTGAACTGAAGTAGTCTATGGAGATTAAAGATGTTCAGAACTAAAAGAAATAAATTTAGGTCTTGGACTGGGTCTAGGTCGTGGTCTGAGTCTGGGTCTAGGTCGTGGTCTTGGTCTGTATCTAGGACTAGGTCTTAGCCTTTACATTCTAAGGAGATCAAAAATGAATATCTTCTACCTAGACCAAAACCCGGTCAAAGCTGCCGCCTATCACTGCGACAAGCACTGCGTCAAAATGATTTTAGAGACCGCCCAGTTGCTCTCCACTGCTCACCGAGAGCTTGACGGCAACGAGATGGCTGACAGGCTCGGTCTTTACAAGTCCACGCACAAGAACCACCCCAGCGCCGTATGGGTGCGCCAGGGCTGGTTTAACTACCAGTGGGCCTTCAACCTGTTCAAGCAGCTGCTCAAGCAGTACACGGCCCGCTACGGTAAAGAGCATAAGACCGGACGGTTGCTAGACGCTCTGGCCACCGCCCCTGCCAACATTCCATCAGTCACCATTGGCTCTCCCCTGCCTCCCCAGTGTATGCCCGACGAGTACAAGCGCGAGGACGGTGATACCGTTCAGGCGTACCGGGCCTATTACAAAGGGGCGAAGGCTGGATTTGCCAAATGGTCTAAATCACCCGCTCCCGAATGGTGGTAAAAAATGCGCTGCGTAATCTGTGACGTTCTGCTTCCCACTAACCATAGACTTGACATCTGTCAGGTTTGTAATCTATCTGTGAGAGAAGCCATCACCGATTACTACTTGCTCGATAGTGATACAGAAGTTGTTAACCTGTTGGAAAGGATAAGAAAATGCCAATCATGGGATACGGAATAGTGCTTTTTCTAAAAGCGTTATACCACCTTGAAAACACTCTTGGAGGCCGTGGACGATGAACCGTTCTGACTGCCTCGACACCGCCAAGGACCTGATCAACGGAGACCGGGCAAGATACTACGGTGACGCTTACTACAACCACGAGCGCATCGCCAATCTCTGGAACGCCTATCTACAGTGGGACTACGAGCTGTCCGTCAAGGATGTTATAGCCATGATGGTTCTTCTCAAGGTCGCCCGCTTGCGCCACGCTGTCACGCACGACAGCTTCGTGGACATTTGCGGCTACGCTGCATTGGGCTGCGAGATGACCAGCGACGAGACCAAGGCACCAGGGGAAGACGATGTCGGAGGCTGTTAAAATCCACCAGCCGTGCCCCGATTGCGGGTCTTCCGACGCCTTGGCCATTTACGTTGACCATACCTACTGCTTCTCTTGCGAGGCGGTAACTGCGTCTGGCGGCGTCACTGACTTGGAAAGCTATAAGCGGATGAAACACGACCTCCCGTGGGAAAGCCGAGGCATCAGCCCAGCGGTGCGAGACTTCTACAACGTCAGCGTGAGTGCCGATGGTAGTCGAGTAGAGTTTCCTTACTATTCTAAGGAAGGCCACACGGCTAAGAAGGTGCGCGAAGAAGGCAAGGACTATTTCACCGAGGGTGAGTTTAGCAAATGCGATATCTTCGGTCTCCATACGCTTGACAAGGCTGGGCCTCAGCGCGGCAGCACGGTGATCGTTACCGAGGGAGAGGCCGACGCCCTAGCTGCGTTTCAGCTGGCCAACCGCATCAGCCCCGAAGCCATCACCCTTACCACGGAAAGGTCTCGGTCTCTTGTCCCCGTGTTCTCTATCAAGTCAGGGGCAAGGAGCGCGGAGCGCGACTTCAAGAACTTCCTGCCCACGCTGGAAGAGTTTGACCGAGTGTTCATCTGCTTCGACAACGACGAGCAGGGCAAGTCTGCGGCAGAGAAGGCTGCTAGGTTGATCAGCCCCGGCAAGGCTTATGTGGTCTCGCTCGAACATAAAGACGCCTGTGAGTACTCGCGCAAGAACCTACAGACCGAATTTCTGGCGCACCTGAAGGCTGCTAAGTGCTACACGCCCAGCGGCATTCTGAACGCTTCGGAAAATTTCGAGGGCCTGTGGGCAGAGCAGAACATTAAGAGTTTGCCATTCCCGTTTGCCAAACTACAGGAAAAGACCTTGGGCACCAGAGCGCGAGAGATCGTGACTTGGGCCGCTGGAACTGGCGTTGGCAAGAGCAGCATTCTGCGCGAATTGCAGCACTACTACATCAAGAACACCGACACTAATATCGGCGTAATTGCTCTGGAAGAGAGCGTAGATCGTACAAGGCGCGGTATTCTCGCTGTGGAAGCCAACGACAGGCTGCACCTTAACGAAGTATTCGCCAAGTATTCCAAAGAACAGATCAAGAAATACTTTGACGTTACTTTGGGCACCGGGCGTGTCTACTTGTATGACCACTTTGGCTCTATGCAGATGGAAGACCTGCTCGCCAGGGTAAGGTACATGGTAGTTGGCCTCGACTGTCGAATAATTTTCATCGACCACTTGAGCATTCTTGTTTCAGGTTTGGATATAGCGGACGAGCGCAAGGCGATTGACCGTACGATGACCATGCTGCGTCAGCTGACCGAAGAAACCGGCTGCTGCATTCACTTGGTAACTCACCTTCGTCGGCTGGGAACAGACCGTTCTCACGAAGAGGGCATGGAGGTCAACCTTGGCCACCTGCGCGGCTCTCACGGCATTGCTCAGATCAGCGACACGGTTGTTGCTATGGAGCGTGATACGCAGAGCGATGACCCGGTGGTCTCTAACACGGTGACGCTGCGCGTTCTCAAGTGTCGCTATACCGGCGACGTTGGACAGGCTGGTAAATTGTTCTACGACAAGACCAGCGGTAGACTAGAACCACTGACGGAAGAATTCTAATGGCAAGAGTAAAGCGCAAAAAGGACGAAAAACTTTTTGAACCTGTGCCCAAGACAAGGCGCAGGAGAAGGCTGCGTCCGTTCAATCATTCTAAGAATGTTTCTAAACGAGATACCAACTACAACTCAAAGAAGAAGAAACGTGGACAAGGAAATTAACAAGCTGGTTCAAGTTTGTCACACTGCTGCCCGCAACGGGGGCTGGTGGATGGACAGAGATAACCCACTTACTGTTGCTTCTAAACTTTGCTTGGTACACTCTGAGATAAGCGAGGCTATGGAAGGCCACCGCAAGGGGCTGAAGGACGCGCATCTCCCCGACAGACCGTCGATCGAAGTCGAGCTGGCCGACGCTGTGATCCGCATAGCAGACTTGGCCGGGGCTTTGGAGCTAGACCTTGGCGGTGCTGTGGTAGAGAAACTACAGTACAACGCCAGCCGTAACGACCATAAACTAGACGTTAGGGCAGCCGA